ACTTCGTCGAGAACATCTTCCCGGAAGCTATCCTTTCCGCCTGAAAAAAGCTTGGCTAAATCAGAAGAACTGTAACTAGAGGCCATTACTTAGAATCCTTTTCGTACTCTTCACGAGTTTGCCAATCTTCCTTTCCCCAACGAGAAAGTCGATTAGACGAAGATTTAGAACCTTCGTAACGTCCGCCCGCATCTTTATAGTACTTAGTCGCAAGCTGCATTGCGCGAGCACTGTGTCCACCAAGTTTTGCCCGAGCCTTGGCTTTAGCCCGAGCCCACTTAGCGGGATCTTTTTTCTTAGCGATGTCGGCCATCAGTACATCACGTAAACGTAGTCAACAGTGCTGATACCACTAATAGACGTAATCGATATTGGTAAATGTGTATCTTCTCGGATGTGTTTAAAAGTTATAGGGGTTCCAGGAGAATCCGTAAGCGTAACCACTAAGGTTTTATCCGTGTTTTTAGATGCACTCTCAATAAAAATACCTCTGCAAGCTGCAAAATTAACATTAGTGCCGGAAGCATTAACCATAAATCCGCTTGCGTACGGTAGCGAAGCAGATTGACCGTAATACGAACCAAAAGCGCGAACGTCCATACGGATCCGAGTGCTTAAGGTAGTTTAGGGTATTTAATAGCTTCTTCTATCAATCGATCTAAATACCACGCGCATTTTTGAAGATCTTGAACTCCGTTTTTATGTTCCGTGCGCCACAGGTATTTGAGGCAGGCTCCTCGACAATATGCCTTAAAACCTTCAACACCTAAGGCAGCTCGCAAAGCATCAATACACTCAATATCACCCTGCGTATAGTGCTTTGGATGATGTACGGCATCATCTTCAGGCAGGATTGAACCAAAAAATCGTTCCATTGTGGGATTCGATAAACTTTCGAAGTCTGTACGCGTCGCCTCTGCCGAGCGTCTGATACAAGATTCTTCCTTGGAGCTGGTATCCGACGGTTACAAAGGCAGCGCCTCCGCCAGCCACTTTAAACCAGACTTATTAGATGATCACAGTCTAACAACCTTCCATGAAGTTCTTTTAACTTCGGGGAATATTTGAGATCGTCGTGAAAGATAAGACCATTGGAATGCAGTACATACACTCCGTTTTCTTTCCGCATGGGAACACAACGTCTGTGCTCGTATCCTGAAGGGACATTCTCAAACGTCAGCCCGAGCGAACTACGATCCGCGATAGGCCAGTTTCGGATTCCGACTTTGGCGTAACTTTTCCCCGGATCGCAACTATCCGAACGAATATAAGCCTCGGCATCAGCTTGATCGAGGATCATCGCTCCGTAATATGGATTAGCCAGCTGAACAAAAAAGTGAACTTCGCGATCAACAACTAAAAGTTTAGGGACTGTGAATCCAATATGTCCCCAGATGTTAGGTGTCTCCCGCGACAAAGAATACGGATAATAATTATCAAAAGCAATCTTCTTATTTTCGAATAACTCGTATCGAACAAAACCAGGCTCTAAACCCAATTGAGCGAGGCGCGGCTTCCAGCGAACCCAATACCTGAAATTCTCCCAAAGAAGAACCATATCGTTCTCCTGGTAAATGTAGAAATCTGCGACTCTATTGAGGACAGCTAACGCTAAATCAGTCTTATGAGCCCAAGTAAGATACCAATTTTCATATTCCGGAGAAGCGACTTTTATCTCAATAGTCTTATTTGAGACTGTTTCTAATATTTTCGCTAAATCCTCAACACAGTTTTGAGACTCGTAATCTACATAAATATGAATACAAACATTGCAAACAAAATCATTGTACGCTTTTACAACATTTATAAGAGGATCTATCCTACTCAGAGGACTGTGCGCAGTTACAGCAACCCATATTTTTTTACCTTTCATATCAGGCTCGGCTGGGCCGAGAGCTTTTTGCACTGTAGTGTCTCCCACGGGGGCTGAATCAGTACTCAATTGAAAACTCCCCTCGGCGCTGTAAATACGCAATAAGCCAAGTGTATGCGTCTAAGAGGTCGTCATGCGCTGTGGCGCCGACGTTGATCAGCTGATCGAACAGAGCGTCGAACTTACGGTACTTGTTGAACGTGATTTTCTTATTTTCTAGCAAACCTAACGTTCCGCGGAAACGGGCGATTTTGTCTCCGCGAAAACCCTTGACTTCATGAATATGTAAGTTGCCTAGGTCCCTATCGTTAATCAAAACTCGCCGTAAGTCCGCCGCCAACGACGCTTGGTATGCTACAGACTCGACCACGAGGGTGATCGTGGAGTATGTCGGCATATATTGCCCGTCATGTTGCGTCAAAATGCCCCATTCGAGCAACATATCACACAGAAGGTCTATTTTTTCAAGATTTCCGATGGAACGACACTGGTGAGCATCGATTATGTAGTATTTATCCTTTAAACGCCCTCCTAACACAAAAGCTGTGTAGTCGCTGGTCTCGTTCTTGCTTGCTGAGAGGTCAATACCGACTGCGAGGCTGTCAAATTCAGTTACAACTTCTCCTTTAACGAGCAGATCGGGAGAAACGACCAGATCAGAGGTCATCACGGGCTGCTGTTGATACTGATAAGCAAAAGCCACGGGGTCTAGCTCTTTCTGACCCAACAAATAGTCAGCAGACCACTGTTCCGGCCAATAACTGACTGGTTCCCCCTTGTTATCGTACGTAATAGCCTCTTGCGTCACCTGTTTCCACCCTTTAGTGGGTACAAACATGGTTTTATGGATATCTAGAGGATGGAAACGAGTTCCAAGACAGATAGAACGCCCACCTTCGAAGATAATTGGTGCAATAACGGACGACCAGTTGTTATTCATCTCATCCCGGATAGCCGGGTTCTTAATATCCGCACTAGATTTAATAGGGTCATCTACGATAACTAGGTGTGCACGTTTAGACGTAATGGAACCTCGTAGACCGGCTGCCCTAAGGGTGAATTCCTCATCACCGATACGCGGAATACCTGCGTAATCGAAATCAATCGACCAACCGATGTCCGACTGCATACCGGACTTCAACTGAACCCTCGGAAAGATCTTACGGAACTCAGGAGAGTCAATAAGCTGTCGAATAATTCGACTTTTGGGGATAGCGGTGGCAATGTTATACGAAACATAAATAATCTGTAATGGCCTCTGGGCGGTTGTGTGCCTCCCAATAATCCATGCAGTAAATAAGTTGAGTACAGTAGACTTAGCGCTACCACGTGGGCTCAAAATATCAAGGTTAGGCCCTGCAATATCGAGTAAATACTTATTGGACTCCCCCGTTATCAGATGGTGATGCCACTCCAGCATGTGTTTTGCTGGGGGCTTGTCCAGAATCGTACAAAACGTCTGAAAATCATCAGCCGCTTTGGAGTAAATAGAGTCAATAGAGCTTAATGTGCTTTCTTGTGCGCGCACGGCACGCATCTGAGCGCCGCGGCGGTAGGCAAAAGTTTCCCGGCTCGGCATGTCAGTAAATTGACAGTGTTGCTATATTACCCGTATCAAGAGGATACTTCAAGAATGGCGAAAGTTCTCTGGTACGGAGACATTTGCAGTAACACTGGGTTCGCACGTGTAACTCATAGTGTACTGGATGTGCTGTGTAAAGAGCACGAAGTAACCGTTTTAGGTATTAACTACGCTGGAGACCCTCACGACAAACCCTACAAGATTTATCCGGCGTCCACGCTGCATTGTCCGGATCGATTTGGAATCCCGCGTATTCCGGAAGTCATTGAAAACGTAAAGCCGGATGTAATCATCTGTCTAAACGACATCTGGGTCGTGAACCAGTTCTGGGAACGCTGCCAATTCCTAAAAGATAAGTTTAAGTTCAAATTCATCGCATACTTCCCGGTGGATAGCGAGCGCTACTACCCGGATATGCTGCGGAACATCCCGCATTGGGATCTTGCTGTCACATTCACTGTGGGATCCGCGCATCGGATCATCGATCACGGCGTGCAAGCGGCCAAACTAGGTGTGCTGCCGCATGGGGTGGACCTCAGCAAGTTCAGCCCGATGCCGCGCGACGAAGCTCGGGACAAGCTCGGTCTGCCTAAAGACAAATTCATCGTTTTTAACGGCAATCGCAACCAACCACGCAAACGAATCGATTTAACAATCCAAACCTTCGTTAAGTTTGCGCAGGATAAGCCTGACGCCATGTTGTATCTGCACATGGGCGCCAAAGACATGGGGTGGGACATCATCCCGCTGTTCCGCCGTGAGTGCGAACGAGTCAAAATCGATGGCGCTCAACGCCTGATCCTGACATCGGAGAACATTAACTACATGCAAGCACCTCCAGATGAGATGCTGAACACGATTTACAACGCATGTGACGTCGGTATTAACACCGCAGATGGCGAAGGATGGGGCCTGGTGAGTTTCGAGCACGCAAGCTGCCGTAAACCCCAAGTTGTCCCGGCCCACACTGCGTGTCTTGACATCTGGGATGAGGCTGCGCAGCTCGCAGACATCGCAACGTGGGTTGTCGACAAAGATCTTGGGGTTGAACGCGGTCTGATTTCTGTGAAATCAGCCGTCGATTGCCTTAACGAACTGTATTACAACAAAAAGGTTTACGACGAAGTCGCAGAAGCGTGCTTTGCCGTGACACAACGCCCCGAGTACCGCTGGGAATCAGTTTCCGCCGGTTTCTCTGCGGCTATTAACGATCTTTTGGCAGCCTAATGAACATCACATACCGTTTCTTCCACGCAAACAGCGATGTTGTGTACCCGATTAAGCGCGAGCGTGAGGGTATACCCACTGTCTATACACAAGCAGAGAACCTAGGGGGCAGTTTTAAGCGGATCCTGAGGGGTCTGCCTGCGCACAACGTTGCCAACTTCAGCCCCAGCATCGTCAAGCACCACGGTAAAACCTATATCGCGTGGCGCTCCCAGCCGGAGCCTTTCGGATTCCGGCACGACATGAAGTATTTCTATCTAAATAATCAACCAACCGACATTTACATCGGAGAACTGGCTGATGATCATACGATCGTGGGAACCAAGAAGCTGCGTTCCAAGAAACATCGCCTCAGCTACGAAGATCCGCGCCTCTTCGTAGGCCCAGATGACAATTTGTACGTACAGTTTGTCGCTTCGACATACGCCAGTCGCTACGACAATCGTCCGGACAAGCTGTTTAACACTCCAAAAGTGATTGTTTGCCTAGTCAATGACTCATTTGAGGCAGTGCACGCAGCAATTCCGCCTATCGGCAAAAACCTAGTCAAAGGGGAAGCCGAAAAGAATTGGTGTTTCTTTAGTCATAAAGGCCAGTTGAACTGTCTGTATGCCACGCGGCCTCTAACGATCGAGCGCGAAAACGATCCAACAATCACCGTAGACACGGTGGCTCTGGATAAAGTCACACACGGCTCACCTACGTTTAACTCTCTGCCCCCGATCAACCTGGGTTACGGGCACCTTATTTTTTATCACTGGAAGCACATGGCGCAGGAAGCTTCCGGTAAAACATTCCTCCTGTACCACTTGGGCGCCTACATCGTCGATCGAGATTTCACCAAAATCCTGTACATCGATAAAAATCCGCTCTTCACCGGCTCCCTTAACGATCACCTGATCGTGTGGACCGACTACGCAGGCAACCCGGTATCGGATCAACCTGCTGTAATGCTGCCGTTTGGGGCGTATATCGAGAACACAGAACTCGTTATGTCGCTAGGCATCAATGATGCCTTTATGGGAATCTTTAGATGCCCCATGCAAAACATTCTGGGTCGGATGGAGAAGCCTGATCAAGACTTTTCCTCGCGCTCCATCGTCGACCACACCAACAGCGAAGAGTCCTCAAGCAAAGCCTGAATACCGGGCTGACCGTCGAACGTTTGCATCAGCTCGCGGAGACAACGATCCGCTCCGGCTAACAACAAACCTCGGCGGTCAACACCGTCAGAAATTGCGCGAACTGCTTGAATGTGAGAACGGAGTTCCTTCTGTAACGCAGAAACCTTAGTCGCTGCTGTGGCGTAATCGAGCATGCCGTTCAAGGTCATGCCGCGCACGTTTTGCAAGTCCATCTGCAAACCGTCGATTTCGGTTAACAGGATTTTCCTGAGATCTTCTTTGGGGTATTTCTCCTGGACCCACGCGGTCAGATCAGAGATGCTGCCTGCGTAACCCGGCTTGAGGAACCGGGCATACAAATAAGCTTCGATATCGCTGGTAGCGTTTTTGGCATAAAAGATAAAAGCATCTTTCTGCGATTTGTCGAGTGAGTCCAGCCACCCAGCGACGGTGGACGGATCTCCAATTTTCGTAAGCATCAGGCGAAAGCGGCTTGACCTGCCAGAGCAGCTCCGCGAGCTTCGCGACGAAGAGCCAGTTGACCTTCAATCTGAGCACGCTGTAAAGCCATTTGGTTACGAGTCTGCTCTTGCTGTTGACGAATGTCTAAATTCGTCGAAGCAATGTTAGAAGCTAGTTGGTTCTTGCCTTGCTGGGCAGTTTGACCCGCAGAGGCCACGGCTTGTGCGGTAGGGAGCAAAGCTTGAGCCTCTCCGGTTAACGTAGTGTTAGCTAAGTTCGCCGCGGCAGTCGCATAGGTCTGAGCCAGATTTCCGGCGGTTTCGAGACCGAGAGTTTCAGCAGCCAAACGACCTTTAGCCGCTAAATCCTGCAGACCAATCGCACCACTGGCATACTGGGACGAAATACCGGCGAGCATGCCGGCTGCAGTTTGGTCTTTAGTTAGGCTGTTTTTAAATTGATCGTAAGCCGTCTGACCGCGGATAGTGGTTTCGGCGCCCATCGCCTGGATCCAGGGCTGCAGCTGAGCCCCCATCAGATACTGCTGAGTCGTCAGCTGAGTCTGACCAGGCGCTAGCTGTGCGTACAAGGAGGCGTAATCGGGTTGTCCGCCTCCGAACAAACTGCCGATGCCCGCAGCCGCAGTTCCGGCGCCGCCGAGAAAACTACCAACCTGGCCTAAACCAGCTAAAAAACCGGCCATATCAAGTCCTCAACTGAAAACCGCCAAGCACAGACTGGGCGGATTGGGTGCCTTTACTGAGAATGTCGGCTACGTTCGCGCTGGGTTGCTGAGAAGCAATCAGAGCCTGCCCCAACATTGCTTGAGAAAGCACGTTAGTTTGCTGCGCAGTCTTGTACATATCGGTCCAAGATTTTATGCGCTCAAGCTCGATCTCCCGCTTATACCGTTCGCGAGATTTTTCGGCTCCTAAAGCCTGGCTAATAGCAGATGTTGTTACAAACTGACGAATATTCTCGTTTGTCGCTTCCCGACGAGCTTCGGGAGACAACTGAGTTGCGAGGAGCTTAACTAACTCTTCGAACCCAGGTTCTTTACCCGGAGTCTTAACGTCCTCGGGGAAGGTGCCAGTTTCGATGTCTCGATCGGTTCCCCAGTTGGTAGTGGTATCAGGCAACGGACCGCCGGGAGCCCCTCCGCCAGTTTGGCGATCAGAACTAGCAGGCGGACGAGCAGCGGGAGTCGAAGGAGTTTTTGCTTCAGGAGGCTTTAAGCCAGTTGGCCGCGGAAAGCGGTCGGGATCACTCTGCCTGAGTTTTAAGTAGCTGCCCACGGACTGCGGGCCGTAATCTTCGCCAGCGTAAATCTTGTAAGGCTGTTCGTTAAGGTAAGACAGAACAGACCCTATTTGCCTTTCTAAGTTATCTCTTGTTTTCGTTTCTGCTGGATACATATTGTAAGCTACCTCAGTCGCTAAGGCAGCTGGTCCGAACAACAGAGGGTTTGTCAACCCCGCTAGCCTAAGCCCACCCCGAATGTCGACCATTAAACTGCCCTCGCTAACTCGGTCAGGGTGTTTGCTGATTCGATTCTATCGCGGAAGGCGATGTTTTTAATGGCAGAATCGAGCAGATTAGACGCGGCTCCGTACTGAGACTGCAAGCGCTGACTCTGTACTTCACCTAATGATTGAACCTTCTGAGATTCGACTTTTGACTGCGCTTCAGACAACGCTCGAATTTTCTCGCGCTGAACGCTTGCTTGTGCCTCGGCTAAGCGAGCTTGAAGTTCAAACTCCCGTTCGGCGCGAATCTTTTCGATCTCTCGGGCAGTCAGACTTCGAGCCTGCGCCTCGGTTAGAGCGGCCTGACCGATGAACTCACCGTCACGGAAGCCGCCAACAAGTTCTTCGCGAGTAGGAAGCGGTGGAAGTTGGTCCCCTATACCAGGAATAAGGCTCCAAAAAGCCCGTTTAATGCGTTCACTCGAAAGATATTTTTCCGCTTCTAACTGTTGCGCGGGTGAACTAAAATAGGTACTTCGACCTAAGGCTGCATCAGCTTGCAGCGTGGAAGGACCCATAGCGCTGCCCGCCGGATTGAAAAGCACTTTCTGAGCGCCTTCAACAGCAATCCCTGCAATGAGATTATTAATTAAACCTGCCAAAAATTCCTTGCCGGCGCCAGCAGCGGCTGTGCCACCAGCAGCCGCAGCTACAGCAGGACCAAGCGCAGGAGCGGCCATAGTTTGAGCTGCAAAGGAAGGAACTTGAACTAAAGGCTGTCCGGGACCAGCAGGAACGTAACTGTACCGAGACATTAGTAGCGATCCGGTCGATCAAAAGAAGTCCCGGATGGAGGCTTCTTCATGTAGTTTACTGTATCGTCCTTCGCTTGCATTTGTTCCCCACGAAGACGTTGCTCTTCCGAAAGAAAAGCCGTCGTCTGCGGAAAATTAGACGCAAGATAAAGCTTCAGAAACTCATCCGGATTCAGGTCCGGAGCATCATTCCGGACATCATTCTCCCGAAGACGATGCTCGATACTGTTCATCACCCGAGCTCCTGGTAACGCACAGAGGCGGGGATAGTGGAGCTGGAAGGTGCGTTCAGCACGGAATACTGACCGCCGTAATTCGGAATATCGTATTCAAGAGGACGTTGACGGCTCAGGTATTCACCGCCCTCATCGGCTTGTGCCATCATCTGCTGCACGAACTGCATAAACATGCCCCGCATCTCAGGGTCACCGATCAGCAATTCGATAAGCCGTTCGATCTCACCTTCATCCTCAGAAGAAACAACCCCAGCTGTCAGACGATGAGTCAACTGGTCCCTAGCTTCGGGTTGAGCCACGCGGGGCTGCGGATTGAGAGACCGGGTCGCAGAAGTGTTAATGCCGTCGCCTTCAAACCCCGGCATCGGAGCAGGCGCTTTGTAATAAGAACGCAGCACAGCTGCAGTCATCGGAGCCGCGGCTGCGCACTCGGCAGGGGTTTTAGGAACCGGAAGCCCGAGCAGACGAGCAGCTAATTCATAATCCTGAGGGGAGAACACCGGAACCTAACACCATTGCTACTGTTGACTCCAGTTTAGGCGAAATCTTCAAGATCTCGCCAGGTTGGACATTCAGACTTAAACAAATTCTCTCTAGAACATCCGGAGACGGAATGTAATACTGGTCGTAATATATCTTACGTGTTGTAGTAGGAGATAGATCAGATAATTTGCTCAGCTTAAAAGACGTTATCTGACGTCTGTCTAAGATTTCTCGGAGGGTGTTTACGAGAGAACCCTCAGTTGTATGAGAGGAATAAAACGGCATCTCCCTAACAACATGGTGATCCATAAGTTTAATTAAAAATCTGTAATTTTGTAACTAGGGTCTAAGTTCAACAAATCGATGATTCGGTTGCAGGCCAACGCGTTCGCTTTAAACCACTGAGTTTCGTTGACCCGCATTGCCGCTCCTAATTCTTTAACGTTACACAGTAAAGGTCTATCCTCATACACACTGCACTTACCGTCGACCAACTTCTCACAAGCTCCCGAAGAATCAGTTTTGTAAGGAAAAGTCTCCGCAGCCAATCGCATAACGTAATTTTCCTGTGTTTCCGGACTCTTTAAAATTCCCCCTAACAAGCGGCAACACCCGCCGCAACCAGTGCACGGAAACTCCATCACTAAAAACCCAAATTTTTCTGGCGGACAAAATGTAGATCGTACGTCGTGAAATCCAAGGGAATGCTTGGGTTATTAAAAGGAGTCTTGTATACATCGCCTTCGATATGGTGCTGCCACGCTGGAGACCATTTGGCGTGGAGATACTGCTTGTTAAGCTCATGCGCCCGGTGAATACCCTGCGCGAGCTCAGGTTCGCTGCGCCAGGTTTGCGATCCGTCCAGATAATCCCCAGCCGTCTCACCGTGGTAATACGGCACCCCGACGGACATTGCACGTTTTAACTCTTTGTGTTTGAACCGCATCCCGTAGTCCATATCTTCACAGTACGCAGGATATAAATTCTCATCAAACAGACCGAACTGTTGAACAACCCAATCCTTAATCAGGAAGAAGTCCCAGCTGCCGTTCTCGCCATGCACAATCCCGGTGTCCCCGTCCTCCGCATGCGCAACCGCCGCCTTCAGGAAACCAGGCGTAAACATAAGATCGTGGTTGACGATCATCCAGTAAGGCGCCGTCATGTACGACTTGATAATCAGGTTCCACGCTCCGGAACACCCGAGGTTTGCTGGAAGGTGACACACGACTACCTTCTTCACATACCGATGAGGGACGCTCTTAAGCAAATCGAGTTGCTCAGTAATCTGGTCGCGTCCATTGTTGTTGAAGACTACAAACGTCTCAACGGGATAATCAATGCTGTAGAACAACCTGTACACCCAATGTGGTGCGTTAACACAAGCCGTACCGATAACGGGTATAGCGGGCGCGGTCGTATCCAAAATCAGCCTAAAGCTGCTACTATGTTAACACTCAGTCCGAGCTCGTGACTACTTATCTCTGGGGTCCGAAAGAATCGCTGATTGTGCCCACCCCGTCCGTCGCATTTTTGATGCACGACGACGACTCGGGGCGCTGCCAGATGCACAACGTCGGAATCCCTGAGCGTCACCTGATTGACTGGGCCAAACGGTTCGCCGACAAAACCAAAGTTTTCATCGACTGTGGCGCCCACATGGGCAGCTACTCCATCCTGCTCGCAGATCATTTCAAAGAAGTTCTTGCATTCGAAGCACAACGTCGCACGTTCTACCAGCTGTGCGGCAACATCTTCATTAACGAAAAAACCAACATCATCCCCAAGCACATCGCCATCACAGATAAGGTCCACGCGCATCAAACCGTGACCCTATCGGTCGTGTCCGAGGATGGAGGCGGCTCAACC